TCTATCAGTTTTGGTTAAGGATACCACAAGTTCCAAGCCAACGGTAACAGCTTCAGCAGCCGTTAAAAGTGCTGAAGAAAAAGTTGAAACTTTAGACAAGGAGAACGAAGATGGCAACATTAGTTGGTAATGATGGACAGGTAACAATAGCAGGACAAGCTGTGGTATCTACAAGAAACTTTTCAGTAGATATGACAAGTGATACGATTGAAACTTCTACTATGGGCACAGATGTTCGCACATACGTAAAAGGTATGAGTAGTTGGAGTGGGTCAGCTGATATTTACTTTGATACAGCAGACTTTAACGCTAACACAATCATCACTTCTACAAGTTTAGCAGCGATTGGTAGCACACCAGTTGGTGTTAAGTTCTATTTAGATCAAGATGCATCAGCAGACGTGGTATTATACGGCAATGGTATCATCACAGGTTATAGCGTATCAAGCTCAATGGACGGATTAGTAGAAGCTACTATTTCATTCCAAGGCAGCGGCCCTATTAAATATAGCCAAACTGGTGATTTCTTAGCGGGTAATGTATAATCAATCATGCTAACCATCAAGGTTACAGGTATTGATAAAGTAAAAAGCGATGTAAGCAGTAGCTATAAGCAACTAATAACTGCTTTGGCTACTGATTTACAACGTGAATTACAACAGAACACACCAGTTCGCAGTGGGCGTGCCCAAGCGGGTTGGACAAAGCAAGTTGGGAACAAGGACTTTGTTATTGAGAATAAAGTTCCGTATTCAGGCTATTTAGAATCAGGCACGAGTAAAATGCGTCCAGCAAATAAAGGCAAGGGCATAATTGGCCCTGCGTTAAATTCAATCAAAGGAAAATACAAATGACAGTTTTAGACAACGCAACAAAACATTTTAGAACACAATTAAGTGCACCATTAGAATCAGTAGAAGTTCCTGAATGGGAAACTAAGATCTATTTTAAGACGACACTTACTCTTAAAGAACAAACAAAACTTATTGAACTAGCACAAGGTGGTAAGACAACAGAAGCTCTAGTTGAAACACTAATCACCAAAGCACGCAATGAAGATGGAACTAAAATGTTCCAAGCATCAGATCGTGTGGTGTTTATGAACGAAGTGGATCCACAGATCCTTATTCGTGTAGTAGGTGAGATTAATAACTTTGGTGCTGAAAACACCATTGAGGCTGTAGAAAAAAACTAACAAAGGATCTAGATTTATTGTTCGCTTGCCGTCTTGGCAAGGATCTAGGTTTGACATTAGAACAAGTATTTGATATGACGACAGTTGAATTTCAGACTTGGGTGGCTTTCTATAACTGGGAAGCCAAAGAGCAGAAGAAGGCAGCTAATAAACGGAGATAATCGTGGCAGACGCACAGATAAAGATAACCGCTGACGCAGGTCAGGCTACGGGTGAGATAAGCAAATTAGACAAAGCACTTGGGGCACTTAAAGGCTCCAGTGATGTTGTTGAAAAGGTATTTAATCGTCTAACGGTTGTTGCCGCAGGTGTTGGTTATGCTATGTCAAGAGTTGTCCAGGCAACTGGGGAACTTAATGACACAGCGGCTATCTTAGGTATCAGTGCCAGCAATCTTAATGTACTACAAAAAGCTGCTGTTAGTGCGGGTGTCAGTGCTGAAGAACTTACCAAATCAATGTTCAAACTTAATCAGAACATTGGTGATGCATTGGTCAAAGGCACGGGCCCTGCTAATGATGCTCTTAAACGTCTAGGACTTAACGCACAACAACTAGCAAGTCAAAGTCTAGATAAAACCTTTGAAGATGTTACCAAAGCCCTTGCTAAGATAGAAAATCCAGCAGTCAGAGCCTCTACGGCCATGGACTTATTTGGCAAGACTGGTGCTAAGATAACTGAGATTACTAAAGCTGCTGATGCTTTCCGTAAGAAGATGGAAGATTTAGGATTAACTATCTCAGATGTTGATACTAGTAATATTGATGCCATTGGTGATGCCTTTGAAGGTGCCAGCAGTGTCATTGAAGCTAGCTTCCAAAAGGCACTTAGTGCCCTTGCTCCATACTTGATAAGTTTCGCAAGAACAGTTGAACAAGTCGTAGGTTATATAGTCAAGAACTGGGACAGCATACTACCAGTATTAAAATTAATTGGCTTGGCATTAGCCGCATTAGCAATTTACTTCAGTCCAATACTAGTTGGTATAGCTTTAGTCGCAGCCGCAATATTAAAATGGCCTAAGGTATTTGGTGCAGTATCACAGTTTATACTTGATACATTAGATACCTATGTCATAGGGCCATTAAAAACAATTATTAGAGAAATATATGCTGTTGGTGCTGGCATGGTAGCACTGGCACAAGGTAAGAATCCCTTTACAGCATATAATCAAGCGATCAAAGACTTTGACGGTGTTAAGCTATTTGGTGATGTTAAAACTATCCAAACAGAACTTAATGTCAAAGCTGAAGAAGAAAAGAAAACCCGTGAAGCTACCAAAACTGTAGTCACAGGTATCAATGAAGAACAACAAAAAGTCTTAGATGGACTAACCAAATCTGTTGCTGAACAACAACTTAATAATGAATATCTAAAAAATAGATTAGTCTATGGCGATGAAGAAGCCAAGAAGATGAAGATAATTGCAGACTTTAATCAAAAGATTAAAGAATCTAAAATTGCTATAACACCTAAAGTTAAAGAACAATTAGATATACTACGTCTGACAAATACCACAGAAGCTGATACAACTGATGAGTTAACTAAACAATTAAAACTTAGAGATGGTATCAGAGGTGTATTAAAATCTGGTGAGGCAGATCCAGCACAAGGATTAGAAACTCTTACAAAATTTAATTCTAAATTAGCAGAAGGTATTAAATTACGCAAGGAAAGTAGAGATTTATTAGATCTAAGGAAGAAACTTCCTGATCCTGGTGTTGGCGATATGATTGTGTTTGATGAGAAAGGCATAGCTCAAAATTCTATGACTGCACTACAAAAAGAAATTTATGATTATCTAAATATAAAACCATTAAATCTATTTAATCAATTATCACGTGAAGACTTAGCCAAATATAATAAATTTCTTGATCAGATTAAAGAAGGGTGGGACGCATATGCAGATAGTATTGCTGAAACACAAAAAAATTCTGATTTACAAAGTCAAGTAGATGCTAAAAATCGTCAGATTGGATTCTTAAAGACAAGAGAAGAACTTGAATTTCAAGCTTCATTAAATATTGAAGAACAAAAATTAAACATACAAAGAGAATATGCTCAGAAAAGATTACAAGTTGATTTAGATCGTATTCAAGCAACATTGATGGCAGAGCAATCAGGTATGGCAAAAGTGTTAAGTGCCAAAGATAAAGAAACTCTACAAACTATTGGAAATCAAGAACGCCAACAAAAGAGTGTCAGTGCTAGAATTGATTGGGAAAAGAAAAATGTGGAAGAAAAAACACAGTTTGTTATCCAACAAGGTGCTAATGCGTTTAATGCACTTGGTGCACAGAACAAGAAAGCCTTTGAAATCGCTAAGGCATTCAATATTGCCAGTGCTATCATGAATACATTTGTAGGTGCCAGTGCGGCATTGAGAGATTATCCACCACCATTCAGTTTCATAGCTGCCGCAGCACAGGTAGCTTTTGGATTAGCACAGGTGGCACAGATCCGTAGTCAAACATATAGTGGTAGAGCATTAGGCGGCCCTATGGTAGGCGGACAAGGATACTTGGTTGGTGAACGAGGTCCTGAAATATTTACACCAAGTACAGCAGGCACTATGACACCAAACGATAAACTTGGCGGTGGTGCAACCAACGTGACATTCAATATCGTTGCCAATGACACTCGTGGCTTTGATCAATTATTATTAGAGCGTCGCCCATTGATAACTAAGATTATTAGAGATGCCCAATTAGAACAAGGTAGGAGACAATAATGGCTGATATAACAACACAATTCCCAGATACACCCAGTTTTCAAACTGTAGATTTTAAGGTAATCACACCTACGATAACCAGCGAAACTGCTAGTGGCAAGAAACGCAGGGTTGGGCAAGGTATAAGTTTCTATACTTGGACAGCAAAATATGCACCATTGACACCACGCGATGCAGGACCAATCATTGGATTCATCCGCTATGCTGAAGGTCCTATGTACAGCTTTGAAGTCATATTACCAGAGATTAGTTTTACTAAATGTTTCAGCCAACCAACTGGAAATGTCAGTGTGCGTTCAAATATAGCCATTGGTAGTAGTAATGTGCTAATAACCACAACCAATACTGGCACAGGTGAAGTCCTACGTGCAGGTGACTATTTTAAGTTTGCCAATCATAGTAAAGTTTACCAAGCGGTTATTAACTGTAATACAGATGCTAATACTAATGCTACCTACGGAACAGGCAATACAGTATTAACTTTTGCTAGTCCAACGGTTAGCAATGTTCCAGCTGGAACAAATTTAACAATTACCAATGTGCCATTTACAGCTATCATTGATGCTACTGAACAAGACATCACAGTTGGTTACGGTGGCATGACAGAAGTAGAAGTTAAAATGCGTGAGGTTTGGTAATGGCTTACAGCAACGCGGTTGTAAACACAACTTATCTTAATAGCTATGTAGCTGTTGACTTATTAGAATTACATCTAAAGAATTCAGTAGGCACCAGCGATCCGCTATACCTCTGTGGTGGTGGATATAATATTAGCTTTGATAGTCCCACAGCACCTACAGCAGGAACTAATGTCTATGAAGCACAGGGCGATTTTATTGCAGTTAGCACACTAACTGAAGACTTTGAAGTCAAGGTTGGTAAATTTTCTATTAGCCTATCAGGCGTAGGTAATAGTTATGTAAATCGCTTTACAAGTTATAGTCCAGAAGGACAGCGTGTAGTTATCTATCGTGCTTTCTTAGAATACACAGTGGTTAATAATATTGAAGGATTAGTTATAGTACCAGATCCAATAGTATTATTTGATGGACTTGTATATAATGTTAGTATAAGTGAAACAGGTAGTAGTTGTCAGGTAACAGTTGATTGTGCTACATTGTTCAGTGATTTTGATCGTAGCAATGGGCGTAAAACAAATAATGGTAGCAATTGGTTGTTCCAAGATGGCAATACCTATGATAAGAGTATGGAACAAGCAGGCTTCGTTGGACAAAGTAATTTCTTATGGGGAAGATTATAAAATGCAGATTAGAAAGATACATCCAGGCGAGATAGATGATATATTCGTATTATTTCATCAACATACACAAGAAGCGATACAATCAATGCCTGAACTAGCTGATGAGATTGATGATGGTGCTTTGCTAAACACCGTGAGAGGTTGGAGTATACAACACCATATGTGCTTTCTTGTAGCCTTTGAAGGTCAGCGTCCTGTTGGTTATGTAGCAGGAGGACTTGCGGCACAACCTTGGAGTAAAAAATTATATGCACAAATTGGATTAATATTCTTAACAGAAAATAGTCGCAGTATGGAAAACTTTAAGGCATTAGTAGATAAGTTTGAAGAATGGGCTAAATCTGCCCAGGCGATTAGAGTTGTAGCTGGTGACATAGGAGTTAATGTAGATAGGACTCGTAAGATATTTGAATATCTTGGTTTCACTGAATGCTTGTCTGTTAAAAGAGATATAAAATATGTTTGAACAATTACCGTTTAATACAAAAAAAGAAAATAAAACTAAATCTCAACAGACTATAGAATTATTTTGGAAAATATTTAAGAAAATATTCTATAACTTAATGTTTGGACCCATTGGGGTTGGTATAGGATTATGGGCATTTAGTATGCCTGCTCAAGCTGGATTTTTTGAGGCTATATTTGCTGTTGTAGCCGCAGTTGGTGCCTTCTTTGGTGCTGCTGGAACAGCGGCTATCATTGTAGGTGCTGTTGCCATTGGTGCGGCAGTTTATGCTTCTACAGCATTCCTTGGCTTCTTAGGTATGAAGATGCCTGATTTAAGTAATCAGGAATCAGCAACTAAACAAGCAGAAGGTGTGCAGATACAGCGTCGTGGTAGTGTTGAACAGATACCTATCGTCTATGGATATCGTCGTATCGCAGGTGTAGTAACATTTGCTACCACTGGTGGCGACAAGAACAAATATCTCTGGGTATGTTATACTTTTGCTGAAGGTCCTGTTGAAGGACTTGTTAAAATGTATATTGATGATTGGGATCTTGACACAGATAATCCAGGTGCCGCCGCAGGTAATACAGTTCCAGCATACTTAAATGCTAATGTTAGTGAAGAAAAGGTAGCAAATAAACCTGTGAATATCGCCTGGGGCAAATATAAAAATCGTGCGAGATTATTTTTTAGCAAAGGTGAATACTATACCAATCCAAGTAGTATAACTATTAATAATTATGTACTGGGCACTGGTGGAGCATTTGAAGGTGTGCCTACAGGTGATAATGGTTATAAAGAACAAATGGTGCACAATGGATTATGCACTATCTGGGCTCGTTATGAATGGATTGCTGGCGAGGATAATCCTTTCACTGGTAGCATACCATTACTACATATTGAGTTATTGGGACGTAAGGTTACCCCATTATGGACACAAAGTAATATAGCCAACACTAACAATCCTTATAATACCAAAGTTACTTCAACAGAGTCAGGTGCATACGGAACTAATGAAAGATACTCAACTAACCCAGCTGAGATATTGTTAGATTATCTACGTAATCCACGCTACGGTAAGGGACTTAAGAATGAAGACATTGATTGGGACAGCTGGTATAAAGCCGCGGCAAAATGTAATCAGATGGTGCCAAGTAGCACTGCTGGACAAACACATCGCATACTACAATTGAATGCTGTGGTGCAGACAGATGCCACTATCATGAACAATGTAAAAACAATATTACAAAACTTCCGTGCCTACATGCCATACCATCAAGGCAAGTATAAACTACGCATTGAAGATGCTGGTAATGAAACAGATATCCTAAGTGGTGTAGCTACTATCAAAAGAACATTTGCCACACTAAAATCAAGTCAGAAGAGAGGCATCAGCCCACCTATTGATAATATCATAGGTGATGTAACCTACACTGGTATTGAACGCAGTAGCAAATATAATCAAGTAGTGGTGCAGTATGTAGATCCTGATGAGAAGTTTACTAATCAGAGTGTTACCTATCCACCAACACTTGAGAACGGAACTAATCCAGATGGCAGTAGCTATTTTGGACAAACATATTATTATCTACAAGACGGTAGCCGTGATTATAGATATGAGATAACCTTGCCTGGTATAATCAACAGAGATCAAGCTCTGGACATGGCACAGTTGATATTTAATAAATCAAGATATCAAGAAACCTGCACCTTGACAGTTACCAGTGAAGCCATGAATTTAGAACTTGGTGACAATATCTATATCAGTAGCACGGTATTAGATTTCATTGATCCTGCTGATGCTACAAATACTATACCATGGCGTATAGTCAGTTTCAGTTTACAGAATAATCATAACGTGCAACTACAGTGTGTACGTAATCCAGATACCATCTATCCGTATATACGCAAGGGAGAAAAAGATGTTGTATTACCTATCTATGTGCCAAAAGGTGCTGAACGACAGCTAGCACAGAACGTTGAATTGTTTCCGCGTGGTATTGTTCCGCCAACCAAAGCAAGTTTGCCTGCAGGAACTTCAATATCTAATGCACTGATTAACACCACACCAAGTAATGTAGCAACCAGCAACAACACAGTGTCAACAGCAACAGTATCAACTCCTCTAAATGATGTAATTAACATCACAGGTGTTAGGACAGTTTATGTAGCTGGGCAGTCTTATTTGGTATTGACTTGGCGTCAGCCTGGCGTAGCCATGTTTAGAAGCCTGTTAATCACAGCTACAGCCGTAACAGGCTCAGGCACAGCTAGCCCAGCACTTAATTTTGAATTTATAGGAAGTCCTAATGAAGGTGACATCGTTGAATATCAGATAGGTCCAGTAGCACCAGGACCCAATAGCACATATAGCATTGTTAGTAGAATAAAATATTCTACATTCCAACAAAGTACAGCTACGAGTTTATTCAATGCTAGTGTAGATGCTGAGGTTACTACAACTCCAGCAACTACCACAACTACCACGACTCCAACTACCACTGCACCAAGCACTGCTGTTGTAACTCCAACAGTTACACCAATCTATACTACACCCACACCTACTACAGTAACAGCGGCAGTGCGTGATAATTATTGCTCAACTTTAGTTGGTGATGTCACAGCGGCAAACTACGCGGCAGATCCTCGTGTGATAACTTGGACTTTAACACTAAATGCCATTAACACAGATATCATTGGATTTAATTTTTATATCAAACCTACGACTGACACTTTTTGGCGAGCTCGTGAAGCACGCAATTCAGGTGGGGTAGCATTTAATAGTTCATTCCCAACAGTAGAAACGGTAACATTAAGCAATGTAGGTAGAGCCACAGTATTTGATTTAATCATCCGCGTGGCATACAAAGATGGTAGTGAAAGCAGCCGTCAACAAAGACTTAGTTTCAATATAACCAGCACTGGTAGTTATCCATATAATTTCTTCTTTGGTATCAATCCTACAGCAATATTAGAAAATACTTCAGCATTTACTCCAACCCTAACTCCGCCAGGCTTCGTTGGCACTGCTGCAGATATTAGGATGGGTGTTGTATCAACACAATATAAACTTACCAACGGGATATTATTTAATCTAAATCCACCAGCTACAGCTGATAGGAGTTATTGGTATGGACAGACTATACGCTATCGTCCATTTACTCCTGGCAGTAATCCTGCGTTTACAACACTATTAGACAAAACAGTTACACCTATCGCAGATGGCACTATCCCAGTAATCATCACACCAATAGTCTATGATCAAAAATATGAGATAGTTATAACTCCATATGTCAGTGTTAGCGGAACAAAAAGAGATGCTGACAACAGTTGGTATGGTGTTGGCTATGTAAACAATGCTACAACATCAACACTATTTCCACGTGATAATAATTGGAACTTTAATTTCAATTGGCAGAATGTGTTAACCAGTACAGCATTACAAACTATTAACACAGCCTTTGCTCCGCCAGTGATGGCAGATGCTACGGTGCAGTTAACACAGTTTGATAGTTATAATGTTAATGGTAATTTTAGCAGTGATGTGGTAGACAACGGCTCAAGTTTTGTCTTACAAGCCTATCATAAATTAGCCTACAGTGGTGTTGGTATTACCAACTATAAAGGTGTGCGTATATATCGTCGTGAGATAGCACCTCCAAGTGGTGGTGTTTTAGAAACAACTGGTGGCGCCTATGCCAAATACTATGGTTGGGGACGTTGGGAATATGTTGATACCACAGCAACTTCTGCAACATTACGTGGACCTACGGCGGCAGCTGAATTTAATCCTTATTATCAAGTAGCAGGTGGTAGTGGCAGTAGTAATCTACTAGCATATGGATATCAAGGTGCGTATAATGGTAATCTAGCTAATAATAATAAGAAAAAGATACAGCCAGCTAATATGGGCAACCAACAATTCCTAATCGTGGTGCAGTTTACAGATGATAGTTTCAGCACCAAAGGATTATTAATTAATGTTGCTAAGAGTAAATCCAGCACACCAAATCCATATAATCAACTGAAACCTAATCTACCTCAGATAGTTAGCCTATCAACATATAATAGTTACACAGGTGGATACTCGCGTAATCTCAGTGAAGCACGCAGTGTATTGGCTAATACAGGTATTGGACTTGCATATAATCAACCATTCGCTGGATCAGGACCAAATGCTGGAACTGAAGCAGGCATTACAAAATTCGTTACATACCCAACTACAGACTCTACCGTAGGTGGTGCTATCACACCAGCAATACAATAAGGAATAGATATGCCAATACCAGAAAATACAGGCTTACAAGATTTTGAAACTGGCACCATCTATCCAAGGAATCTTGGCACTTGGGCAAATCTAGCCAGCACCAGAGAGATAACCATCTCGTCAAATGTCACCGTTAGCCGCACTGCTAATATAATTTTAGGCAATGTCAGCTTTGGTAATATTACCATAATCAACACCACACTGTTAGCCAACAGCAATGTCATCGTCATGACAACTAGCACAGCTAATATCGCCAACATATCAGTAGGTATGCGGGTATACAATGCCAATACGGTGTCAGCTAATACCACCGTGACTAGTATCAGGAACAGCACTAGTGGTATCACCTGGGCTAGTTATACCAACTGGCTTAATAATCCAGCTGGCTTTTTCCTGTGGAATAGTCCTATCATTGATAATGGTAGCAACAAAGCATTTAATTGTTTAGTTACTACAGAAGCCACGGGTACTGTCAGTTATCAGATACGTAGCAGTGTAGATGGTAATTTTGATGGAACAGAATCACTAACAACGGTTACAAGTGGCAATGTTAATATACCAGCACACCAAGGACAATTTGTTGTAGTCACTGCTAATGTAGCATCAACTACAGAGATTGCTAGCCTGATATCAATGGATGTTATTGTCACTGATGAAACGATACAATTAACAACAAATAAATTAGATACCAGCACACTGTCAGGAACTAGTTCAAGTCGTCAATTGAATCTAGGACGCAATGTTAGTTATATCAATAATCTACAGATGTCACCATATCTATACTTAGGTGCAAGTCCTTATGTTGTCGCAGGCTATGTTACCGCAGGATATTTTGATGAAACACAGGTCACAGGTGCATTTCCACAGATAGTAGATAAACTCAATGGTGGAGCTAATATCGCTATCCTTGACAACAGTGGTAATTACATTGATGGCAACGTAGATGTATTAGTCTATGCATTACCAGAACAATATGTAGATGGTAATAATATCAAACAGAGATAAGCAAAATAAATATTAAAAAGGAACAAAGACTATGGCATTCCCAACAGGGGTAGTGATCCCAACAACTAATTTAAGTACAGCGTCAGCAGACCCTAGCCTAGCCCGTGCTGATCTATTCACCACAGTAACAGCAGTGAATGATATCATCAGCAGTGCAGATCAAGCCAGTGGTATCGCCATGCTGTCAGCCCTGGGCAAATATGATGGTGCTAAACTTCCAAGCACAATCACAGCTACTAGTGTTATCGCACCTAGCAGTGGTGTATTAAACATACAAGACATCATCAGACTTACTACTATCACTGCTATAGATTTAACAGCACGAACAGGTAATGCCCTGGGTGATATCGCAATCAGCAACAATGCCGCAGGTGGTAATGCAGCTATCTGTTTGTATGATGGCACCAATTGGCGGTATCTTGCCATGGGCAATTTGACTGTAGTCTAATGGACAAGAAGAAATTAGAAGACAAATTAACTGAAATAGCAGAATGGACTTACCCTTGTCTAAGTGAGGCTACCTCCATTGAACGAGTTATACCACCCAATGGTGCCAAAGAATTCAGACAGACATTCACACCTAAACCAGACTTGGGTCCGCGTATCATTAAATTCAAAGACAGCATCTGCCTACGTCCATGTGAGTGGTGTGGCAAGATACTCAATCATAAAAAGAACATCACCAAGCAGACTATACCACAACGTGGGGATAGTCCAGCTGTCATCAAGTGGCATCTAAGTTGCTACAACTGCCACCGCATCTGGGATCCAAGCCAGGGCAAACTACAACCAGTCAGCAAGAGCATTATAGCCAAACGTAATAAAAATAAAATAAATAATAATGTAAGCGATGAAAAATAGATGTAGTTATCGCCATTTCTACATCGTGCCTTAAGATGCTGAGCCTATTCAGTCCTTATATATTGCTTATAGTATAGAGTCATTTCTATATTTCCCTTAAAAAATCTTCCCAGGTTTCCCCTGTTCCCCCAGGGGTTTTCTTTGGCTAAATTTTCCAAACAATCACTTGACGAGATAAATACTTTAATATATAATAGTATTATGAACACTAAACAAAAGGCAGTAAAAATGGCAAATAGATATCAAGTAAGTGGCAGAGATATGGATGGCATCTATGGATACTTTGTAGTAGATACACATCATCCTCTTTACAAATTATATGGTGCAAATGATATGAGCAGTTTCCATACACAAGGACTTAGTATGCACAAACAAGAAATGATTGACTTAGCAGACAAATTAAACAAGGAGACAACATAATGCCAAGGAATAAACCAAAGAAATGGACAGACGGATTGAAAGGTGTGAAGACAGCTACCAATCCCAAAGGTGGAGGGCGTGTTAAGGGTAGGATTTATAATCACCTAGTCAGCTTTCCAGGTATCCTAGCTGAGATGCGTATGGCTTGGAGCCGTATGAAAGCACAGGCCAAGTATCGTAACAAACAAGGACGTACAGGTGAAGCATGGGATTTGTCATGGGAAGAGTTCTTGGCTATCTGGGATAAGAAGTGGCATCTCAGAGGCACTAGCAAAGAAAGCCATGTCTTAACCAAAATCAACCAAGATGGTAGTTGGACTAAGGACAACGTGGAAGTATGCCCTCGTTTGGAGCAATGGCGTCGTCAAACCAAAGTCCCAAGCAGTAATCTGGGCAAGACATATAAGCCTAGGAAGCCAAAAGTATGAGTAATATCCTACCTATACAATCAAAAGACGGACACATCTATTGGGTTGAAGAAGGAGATACACTTTATATCCAAAGACTCAAAGCTGGACAATACCAAAGCAGTAATTGGCACTTTGCCCAAACACTCATTGACGATTGGACGAGATGCATTGATGTTGGAACCAATAACGCTTGTAATGCTATACACTATGCCAAACGGTTCCAAACGGTTGAATGCTTTGAACCCACTCCCCTAGCACAGCAACTATGGGCTAACACCGTGCGTGATAATAATGTTAGTAATGTCGCATTATATAAGAATGCAGTTGGTGAATGCCAAAAGACCACAGAGATAGTCACACACGATCGCAATGGTGGACATAATCATCTGAGCAATGCGGATCGTCCTCGTTGGACGGGTAAGCAATGGGCGGAAAGAAATGCTCGTGCTCGCACCAGAGTCTGCGTGCCAGTACAAGTTGAAACCTTAGACAGCTATAACTTTACCAATGTTGGCTTTATTAAAATTGATGTTGAGGGTTATGAAAAGTTCGTGCTTGAAGGAGCCCAACAACTAATCCAAACTAGTCGCCCAACTATCCAACTTGAGATAGTAGCCAATCAATGTCGCAAGTTTGGCTATTGGGGTGAGGATATGATTGAATGGATACGCACCTGGGACTATACGGTAATAAGTCGCAAGCGTGGCCCTTTGCTTGGTAAGTTTGAAAGTTATCGCACTGAACTACGCTATGAAGGAGTCAAATACAAGGGTGAAATGGACCTATGGTTCCAACCAAATGAACGTATGCGGACTTATATGTTTGATGAGCTATTTGAAGAAACATTACCGTAAAATACCCCTCACTTATTTTGGTAATATTAATTAATATATTGTTTGACACATAAATACTTTTATGCTATACTATATTGTAAGTGAGAAAATTGGTTTCTCATTACATAACCAAAAAAGGAAATAAAATGACAAAAATATTAGTTCAAGACATTGATTGGCACGTATGGGATAAACGAAGTGGTGACTATTTGGGTGAAGTATTTGATCAAGTTGATACTGTGGATTTATGGATTAAAGACTTATCCAAAATGCCAATTGAGATACAAAGACAGATTGATTTTGGATTTGCTTTTATCAATGACAAGGGGTATGTTCAAATGCCAGCTAGTATATATAATACATTACACGAACTAAGTTATTAGTTCAAAAAAGCCCCTTAATTGGGGCTTTACTAAAATCATCTATGGGGAATAACATGAGTGAGATACAACACCAACAAACCCACCAACAATGGGAAGAATACAGTGATCTAATATCGCGAGCAAGCCAATCAAGAAGTGACGCAATTCAGCTTCAAAAAGCAGTAAATAACGCCTTAAAGGAGACAAAAAATGATGAAAAACGCATTGATTATAGCTAGTTTATTACCCATGGTAGCTTTCGCTGGCACGAGTAGTGTCATCACACCCTCAGGTAATTATGTTATTACCACAACGCCAAGTACTACCTATGTGGTTGGTCCTAGTCGTGGCTCCGCTGCCATAGCCATTTCACCCTCAGCTGTACCACACACATATATCACGCCCACTGGCACTTATATGAGTATACCTCTGGGCACTGGCACAACTATCATCCAAACTGGTGGAGCACGTAAGTAATGCCAAAGAGCAAAGCACCAAGAAAGAAATACACCAAACCACAAGCACCCTTAGAGGTGCATAGGTATTGTCCAGCTGAGGTCAGATATCATACTGACAAAGGCCCACACGCCGCTGAGCTATATTGCGTCCAACACCAAACGCATATCATGTGGGTCAGTGCTGATATGGCACCCAAGTGGGAACAGGTGCTTAAAACACGCCCACAGATATCCAGCGGTTAAAAATGGCTAAAATACCGCTATTATCCAGGGTTATTTAGGTGTTATAATAAATACATTACAGCAAAGGGGAAATAAAATGGCAAATAGTGAAAATCAAGATATTTTTTTGTCGCAGCCGCGAGAAGTATATAAAGAACAAAAGATAAAAAGAGAAAAGCACAGTTCTCGCTCAAGCGAAGAACTTGGAGAACCAAAGGAGTCTTCTGACGAAGACTCGTCCTTGCCAGGGCATAGCCCTATCAGGACAAGCCTTACGGCTAATCAGGCTTTGCCTGTTCTCTTGGCAGAGAACATCAGTCAAGAGGAAGGGGTTAGTTGCAGTCCGCCCGCGAGAACAAGTTCTCGCGCTTATTCAGGCATCACTGTGCAACATAACCAATCCAAGCAAGGTATCAAGCTTAGTATTACCTTACAAACACCAGATGAACGACATAATAATGTGGGATTGATGCTGACAGCAGAACTTAAAAGATATGATAGGCTAAGAGAGATAAAAGACTACACTCCTGATACAGAAGAATTTAAGGCATTGATTAAAAGCCATATTGATGATATTAGCCAACTGCCAAAAGAACATAGAGAAAAGTTCTGCGTGGGCAGACTACACGATAGAGGTCAACGAGGAGGATGGTATCAAAATGCTCTTGCGATTGCCACTATGGACAATAACATAATCAAAAAGGTATTCTTATATTTAGACACTGAAGAATATGAGATAGAAATGGATTTAATACTAAGTCCTACGCAGGAATCAATGTATCATAGTTCAGGTGTCTATGGTGAAGTCATATTAGTTCCTGTTGCACCCTCACTTAAAACAGCAGTGCGTAAGAAAATCATAGGAGGCTAATATGCGAGATGACATTGATGATTTTGAAGAAAGCCCAGAATATCTTGATAAGTCCTGGAACTCTACAGGCAGTGATAATAAAGCATATAGTGTAGTTGATTACCATCAGAAGCCTAAATACTTGTCTAGACCACGACGTGTAGAGGTAGATACAAGAAAATGGTATGATGAGGATCCTGATGAACTACGCAAGTTATCTGCTAAATCTATAATAAATCCACACTCTGCAGAATTTAACTATACTCTACATTATCCCAAGGGACAGACGGAACCAGTGATGTATGGTAATGTCAATACACCTACAGAAAAGGTATTGTTGTTGGGATTTACCAATTGGCGTGAGTTTGAGACAAAAATCGTAGATGGTAGCCAACCAATGGCTAAACAAATTCGTAATAGACTTATAGACAATGCCAATCAGATATACACAGAATTAGGCTGCATACGACTAACTTATTGGCTACCACGCGAAAAGAATTATAGTTGTAGAGCTTATTGGGCAATAATCGTAGATGAACCCAAGACGAGAACAATAATACATAATGTCAATGGTGCATTACACTATAATGAAAATCTCGCTAAAATTATACGCAATCAAGTTAAAATAAGAGGAAAATAACATGACTGAACTAGAATCTGGTGTTGACTTATGGGACAACATCGCCACACAGCTTAATGATATCATCAAACTGGATGGTGAGCTACACATAGATGATGCTCGCATCTGGGATCAATACCTACACAAGTGGCAGAATGAAGAATGGATGTTGCTAGTACAGGCCGCATACAAGTTATATGAACAGCACCCAGACTTGTTCAAACCATTCCACAAACGTGCATTAGAAGACACTATCCTGGCATTGAGTAATAGCAAGGGCAATACCCGCATACTTGACACTCAACGGAATAAAAAGATTGAATGGAAGATGATTATGATGTTGCGTGAAGTATGGAATGCCGCACAGGGTGTTTACATAGCCAATCAACCCCAAAAATCAAATGTAGTGAATATCAAACCCACACCAATGTACAATAAGTTATTCAACAACACGGACAACAACACAGGCACTGAGGGGATATGATATGTTAACTAGAGATCTAGTAAGTGATTTATTAGTAGCAAAGTCATCAAGTAGATTTGACATGTGGGAATTCATAGAATTCATTGAAGAGCATGAACCCAATATCACATTAAGAGAGTTCAAACAGCGTCTTGATGACGAAGTCTATTACTGTCGTGTAGTATCACCCCTGGCAAAAGGAGAACCTGTGCCTGATCTAACAGCAGTACTACATTGCTTTGTGGTAATTAAACCTGATGAAACAGCTTAAAGTCTTATTCAAAGACAGCCTAGATGCACTCAAGTTCGTGGATGTGGCTAGAACAAGTGGATTATACACCTGGGACTGTGATCAACTTGAACGTGATCTACTCTTAGCATATAGTAAACCCTTGCCCTGGACTGTGAAGAATACCAAGACCTGGTATTACGATCAGGATGTAGAAGCAGAGTTTGACCGTTGGATAGCATATATGACCTTGGCTGGTTATGCCTGTCAGATCAAAGCAATCACCAAACCACCCAAGCGAAAATAGTTAAATATAAACAAAAGAAGGAACCACAGTGATTAACCCTGACTTTAACCCCTATGACGACCTAGTCAACCTACACCAGACACAGGCCTTACAAGCTGAGAACATGCTGAAAGTCAGCGAATGGATGTTGGAAATCAGCAAAGCTGGCACTAGTCAAACTGTACAAATTGATCACATGTTCAGTATGATATCAGCTATGAACAAGCAGATGCTGTTCTTAGATGAACGCATTAAGCTATTAGAAAAGCATTTACTAGCAAGTATAAATAACAATAGCCTTTAAGTATTAACCCTGCGCAGGGATCATAACAAGGAAACAACCATATGG